CCACGAAACACCTCAATCAGCCACGATCAGACTTGATCGATTTGATTAACTTACAAACTGGAGAGATCAGCGTAGATCACGCTCAATCGAGTTTAGGAGGTGTGCAGACTCCTCGTATTTGCACCAAACTCAATGATTTGCCGTCTAAAGGGCAAGAGATGATTGATTTTGCCGAACAACTTGGCATACAGCTGATGGATTGGCAAAAGTTTGTTGTAATCAATGGACACAAAGTAAAGCCGGATGGTCGCTGGCATCATTCTGAGATAGGGATTTGCCTAAGCAGACAGAATGGCAAGAGCACATTGATGATGCTCAGGATCTTGACCGGCATGTTTGTGTGGGGCGAAGGCTTACAACTTGCATCAGCGCACCGGCTAACCACATCACTTGAAACATTTAGACAGATTGTTGGCTTAATTGAAACACATCCGGATCTTGAAAAAGAAGTTAAGAAAATCCGATGGCAACATGGAGCTGAGGAAATAGAATTGTTTGGCAATCGCAGGTTTGTAGTTAAAGCTGCTAACAATGCAGCAAGAGGTTTGTCAAAGCCAGAAACAATCCATCTTGATGAGTTGCGCGAATACAAGGATGAGGATGCTTGGTCATCAATGCGATACTCAATGATGAGTGCTAAAAATCCGCAAGTGTGGGTTTATTCCTCAGCCGGAGATCAGCATTCAATTATCCTAAACAAATTGCGTGAGAGGGCGTTGGCATCAGCTACGACCAACGATCCGATTGGTTGGTTTGAGTGGAGTGCTGAACCGGATGCGCCAATAACACTTCCGTCTGGCGAGATTAATTGGTCAGCATTTGCTCAAGCCAATCCATCATTAGGCATTACTATCCACCCAGATAACATTTTGGCGGCAATCAATGATCCACCGGATATTGTGCGCACAGAATTACTTACTCAATGGGTTGATACGATAAACAGCGCAATTGATCCGCAAAAGTGGGCAATGTGCAAGATTGAGCCAATACAACTAGATCCTCATGCTCCGACTTGGCTAGGGCTAGATTGCTCACCGGATAGAAAATTTGCAGCCTTAGTTGCAGCGCAACGATTATCTGGAGAAAGATTTTATGTGCAACTACTTCACACTTGGTCAAATGATTACAGCTTGAATGATTTGGCTATTGCAAACGATCTAGCACCTTATGCACGCAAATACAATATTCAAACTGTTGCTTTTTCGAAGCGAACCTCAGCAGCGGTGGCAAGCCGGTTAGTGCCAGCGGGTATTCCCATCACAGACATGGATGGAGCGATTTATGCCGAAAGTTGCGATCGGTGGCTTGGAGCAATTAACTCACACAGGTTGCAGCATTCTGGACAAGAGGAATTGACACAGCAAACCTTGTCAGCTGCAAAATTGCCTTATGGTGATGGATCTTGGATTATTGGCAGGAGAGCAAGCAGGGTCGCAGTTTGTGCAAGTGTGGCAACAGCATTGGTTTCATATTTTGCGACACAACCTGAAACGGAGATTGACATTCAAATCGGATAATTAGGACTTATGGTATATTATGTGCTAATGGGATTATTAGATAGATTTCGGACAAATCAGACAATTCAAGCAAGTGTAGATGTTTCTGCATCTTATGCGCCATACAATTTACAAGCTGCTGTAGGTGGCGTATTTTTTGGGGCACAAGCTGCAACTCGTGAGCAAGCGATGTCTGTGCCAAGCTGTGCCAGAGCACGCAACATAATCTGCTCAACAGTTGGGTCGCTGCCGATCGAAACTTACAATCATTTTACAAAAGAACATTTAAGACCAACAAAAGTTTTGATGCAACCAGATCCTCGAATTGCCGGATCTGCAACTTATGCATGGATTGCTGAGGATTTACTATTTCATGGGTTTGCTTATGGTCAGGTATTGGATAGTTATTCAGACAGCGATGGCGCAAGAGTCAGAGCATGGACAAGAGTTTCACCAGATCGCATTACTTACCAACTAAATCAAAAACAAACAGAAATTTTATTTTACCGAGTAGATGGCGATGAAGTTCCGGCTTATGGTTTGAACTCATTGGTTGTGTTTAATGGTTTAGATGAGGGTGTTCTCAATCGTGCCGGTCGGACAATAAGAGCAGCGCAAGAATTAGAAAAAGCAGCTGAGATGTATGCCAAAGAGCCAGTTCCGACGATGGTGCTCAAATCAAATGGCACAAACCTTACTCCAGAGCGTATTACACGATTGCTCGAAAGTTGGAAAGCAAGTCGAGCCAATAGATCAACTGCATTCCTAAATGCTGATGTAGAATTACAAACACTAGGCTTTGATCCTGCTAAATTACAACTGAATGAAGCACGACAATACCTAGCAACCGAAATTGCAAGAGCAGTTGGCATTCCGGCATCATTTGTATCTGCTGAAACTACAAGCATGACTTACAGCACAACTATTATGGAAAGAAAAGCTTTGATTGATTTTAGTTTAAGAAACATTTTGACACCGATAGAGCAAAGACTTTCAATGTCTGATTTTGTGCCAAATGGTGTTGAGGTCAGATTTGACATTGATGATTTCTTGCGTGGATCTGCATTAGAGCGTGCGCAAGTTTATGAAATCCTAAATCGCATTGGCGCAATGAGCGTTGAGCAAATACAAGAGGAGGAGGACTTGATCCGATGAGTAAATCAATAAAGATCAATTTTCCAATAACACTAACAGCAGCTGACAGTCGCAAACGAACAATTTCTGGCACGATCGTGTCATGGGCTGAAAAAGGAATAACAAGTGCCGGAGCAACAGTATTTGAAAAAGGCAGCATTGATTTCTCAAAGCCGATCAAGTTATTACTTGAGCATGATCGCACTCGACCAATCGGCAAAATGATTGATATTACAGCCGATGACAAAGGCATTGAGGCAACATTTCGTATTGCCGGAACAATCGCCGGCGATGATAGTTTGTTGGAGGCACAAGAAGGACTAAGAGACGGATTTAGTGTAGGTGTAATTGTTGATGATTATGATGCAAACAAAGGTGTGATGACAGTTAAAGCATCTCGGCTTATGGAAGTCAGCCTTGTTGCTGAACCGGCTATTAACAGCGCAAGAGTTTCAGAAGTAGCAGCAAGTGAACAATTACAGAATTCCGAAGCAACCGCTGAGGAGCAAACAAAAACACAGGAGGACAAAGTGTCAGAAACAACACAAGCTCCTATCGCCACCGAAGCGGTAGAAGCTACAAAATCAGAGCCTGTGGCAATACAAGCAACTCATCCAGTTGCTTACACAAAGCCACGCTCACCAATTAAAACTCAAGGTAATTATCTCGAGCACTCACTCCGAGCAAAACTCGGTAATACAGACAGCGCAACTTATGTAATGCACGCTGATGCGGAAGCACAAAAGACTTTAAATTTCGCAGATGATTCGTTCAGTACAAATCCTGCATTCGCAAGAACACAATATGTTTCAACAGTAGTTGACACATCAATTGGATCTCGTGCTGCCATTGATGCAATTGGAACACGCAGACTTGGAAACATCGGGATGTTGGTGCAAGTGCCAAAAATTACGACCAGTTCTAGTTCAGCTGAAACGGGAGAAGGCAACGCACCATCAGAAACCGGAATTATTTCCAGTTATGTCGATCTCACAGTCAAAAAGTACGCTGGACTACAGAGAGTATCTGTAGAGCTTCTTGATCGTAGTTTAGATCCATCATTTTTTGACGCAATGCTTGAAAACATGAGGCGATCTTATGCTGGTGCAACTGAGGCTGCCGTAATTGCAGCTTTGACTGCTTCTGGAACACAAGCAACCGCAACTGCTGCTGATGTTGATGGAATTATTTCTTTCGTAAAGACAGAAACTCCAGCTGCATATCTTGCAACCGGTGAACTAGCAACACGATACATTGCCGGAACATCACAATGGGGCTTGTTAATTGGCGCACAAGATACAACAAAGCGACCAATTTTCTCAGCTGCTAATCCACAGAATGCTGCGGGATCAGCAACATCACAATCATTGCGTGGAAATGTAATGGGCTTAGATCTTTATGTTTCAAATAAAGCAGTTTCAACTTCAATCGATGAGAGCGCATTTATTGTTGTGCCATCATCTGTTGCAATTTATGAGACACCATCCTTACAACTAACAAATAATGTTTTGATTTCTGGAGAAATCGAAACAATGTTATATGGTTATTTGGCATGTGGCGTTTTGGTTGCCGGTGGAGTTAGACGCTTCAACCTTACTTAATAAATAAGTAAATCCATGCCTGAGGTTGCTCCCGATCTCAGGCAGTTGCTCTAGGGAGATCTAAAGGAGATGACATGCCAACCATAATTACAGCATCACAGTTGCGATCTGTGCTTGGTGTGTCATCTGCCTTGTATGACGACACTTATCTCAATCAAATAATAAATACAGCTGAAACAGTTGTCTTGCCGATGCTTGCACAATATAAGAGTTTTGTGCAGAAAACATCCTTGACAAATAATGTTGCAACATTTACAACTTTAGGAACACATGAATTTACCGAAGGACAATCAGTTGTCATTGCCGGATGCCTTAGCCCATATAACGGAACTCGCACAATATTGGCTGGCGATCTTACAGATACTACCTTTACAGCAGCGATCACAAATGCAGATGTATTGGAAGCTAATGTCATCCCATCCGGAACTGCTACCTTATCAAATGCAACGACTTATGTCGGAAACGCAGCAGTCGAAAGCGCAATCTACACAGTATCAGTCGAAGTCTTTCAAGCAAGATTAGCCGGTGGTGGTCAAATCGAAGGTGTAGATTTTACAGCAACGCCATTTCGAATGGGCAGATCTTTATTCAATAAATGCGTTGGATTATTAGGATCTCACATTGATCCTGAAAGCATGTGTCAATAATGCCATCAACAATTCTATCGGCAGTTCGCACACCACTAGCCACAGCTTTAGCTGGTGTCGCTGGAAATGTTTATTCATTTGTGCCTGAAACAGTAATTCCACCCGCTGTGGTAGTTGTGCCGGATAGTCCTTACCTAGAATTGCAAACAATTAACAAATCTACATTGCACACAAAGATCAATTTTACAATATCAGTTGCGGTTGCATATAACAGCAATCCTGCATCGCTCGACAACATCGAGCAGTTAATCATGAGCGTTCTGGCAGTTATCCCAACCGGATATGTTGTCAGCTCGGTCGAAAGACCAACAGTCACGCAAGTCGGAGCAAGCACGCTGCTAATTGCAGATGTTCGAGTTTCTACCTACTACACACAAACCGCATAAGGAGAAATCATGGCAACCACAGTAATTACCGGTCGTGATATTTCGTTGTCTTTCACAGGTGGAACAGACATCGAAGCACAAGCGACTAACGCAGTATTAACAAAGGTTAATGAGCGACAGACCTATCAAACACTTGATGGCGAGGCTTACAAAACCACAAACATTTCTGGAACATTCCAATTGGATATGTTGGCAGATTGGGGCAAGGCAAGTTCAGTATGCGAGGCATTATTTACAGCTGCTGAATCCGCACCAGACACAGACATTTCAGTCACACTCACAACTGCTACCGGCGCACAATTTGTATTCCCAATCATGCCAGAGTTTCCAACAGCCGGAGGATCTGGAGTAGATGCGCAAACTGTGTCATTTACTTTCAAAGTTTCTAAAGGTGCAGTAGTCGAAACATTTAGTTAAAATCTAACAACGGGAGCAAAATGAAACTACCAATTACAATTGAATACAACTCAGGCGAGCAAGCAACATACATTGCCCAACCGCCTGAGTGGGCGAAATGGGAAAAGCAAACTGGTCATACGATCGGACAAGCTAAAGAAAAACTTGGCATGTGGGATCTTATGTTTTTGGCATACAACGCACACAAGCGTGAAAGTGCCGGAAAGCCAGTCAAACCTTTCGAGGCTTGGATGGAAACTATCAGCGATGTAATCGTTGGTGATGCAGACCCAAAAGCCATAAAGCAGGAAGCCTAAACAGGCTATTGGTTGAGTTGGCAATCGCTACTCAAATACCGATGAGCGAATGGGTTGATGCAGACGACATCTTGACAGCAATAGAGATACTGGAGGCAAGGCATGCCAACTAGCACCGAGACCTCCATATTTTTTTCTAAAAAAGAATTGAACACAATATCAAGAGTTTTACGCAATATGGATGATATTGCTAAAGATCAAGCAAAAACTAAAATTCAAGAATTAGTCAGTAAGCAGTTGTCTGCTATAAGAGCACTTGCTCGTGGTCGGGGTAAAGTTGCGCAAAGAATTGCTGATGGCGGGCAAGTCAAAAAATCATCATTGCAAGGTGAATTAAAATTTGGTTTTGCCAATCAAAAGTTTTCTGGTGGCGCAACAACTCAATTTAACACTCGAAACGATACAAAAGGTAATAGACCCGGCATTGGTGGAGGTTTTGAGTTTGGCAGCAAAAAGTATCCAAACATGCCTAGTTGGTCAGGACCAATGCCAAAAGGTCCGGGTTCGAGAGGTTGGTTTATTTATCCAGCGATAAGGGCATCCCAACCAGAGATAGTCAAAGAATTTGATGAAATTATCACTAGCTTAGTTAAGGAATGGTCTAATGGCAGTTAGTGGTAATAGAGCATTAACACTTTCCATTGTTGCTGACATTGACAGTTTGCAAAAAGGTCTAAAAAAAGCAGACACAGAGATTGAAACATTTGGAGATAAAGTAGGAGCATTTGGAAAGAAGGCTGCTGCAGCATTTGCAGTCGCCGCTGCTGCTGCATTTGCCTATGGCACTAAATTAGCTGTTGATGGGGTCAAGGCTGCAATAGAGGATGAGGCTGCACAACTTAGGTTGGCTGCTGCCCTAAAGGCTGCCACAGGGGCTACTGATGATCAAATAAAGGCTACTGAGGACATGATCCTTAAGACCAGCCTTGCAACCGGTGTTGCCGATGACAAACTCAGACCGGCAATGCAGCGATTGGCAGTATCGACAAAAGATACTCAGGAAGCGCAAAAGTTATTAAACCTTGCTTTAGATATATCAAAGGGTCGAGGTTTAGATTTAGAAACAGTCGCAAATGCTTTAGGTCGGGCGCAAGATGGAAACACAACTGCACTTGGCAGATTAGGACTTGGATTATCAAAAGCGGAGTTATCAACACTTTCATTTACAAAGGTGCAAGCAAAGTTGTCGGATCTTTATGGCGGAGCAGCAGCTGCAAACGCTGAAACATTTCAAGGTAAAATTGACCGGCTTAAAGTCGGATTTGATGAAGCAAAAGAAAGTCTTGGCGTTGCATTATTGAATGAAACCGGCATCCCAGCATTAAACGGCTTTATTGCAGGATTGACCGGTGATGCAGGATTAAGCGCATCATTGACGGAAACACAAAGAAGTGCTGAGGCTTTTGGTAATGCCATAAGCAAGGTGGCTGGATTGATCTCTGGATTTATTACATTTGTGCGTGAAGCAATTGGCTTGGTTGTATCACTTGCCAATGAAATGATTAGAGTTGCAAATGTTATTCCCGGAGTTAATATCCCATCGATCTCAAACCCAGCACCATCAGCACAAATGTCTGCACCATCTGTTCCGACATCCAATTTTACTTATGGTTCAGGTAATCCACAGGCTGGTCAAACTGTTGTAAATAACATTACAGTCAAAGCAGTTGATAGTGAAGGTGCTGCTAGATCAGTTGCAAAAGTCTTAAATCAAAGCGCATCAAGATCAGTTCCACAGCTGTATAACAACGGCATAAAGGGCGGATAATGACAGTCTGGACACCTGACTGGAAACTTACTGTTGCCGGTGTTGATTACACAGACATTGCAATTAGCGACATTACTCATGAAAGTGGTCGGGATGATATCTATACACAACCCAACCCATCTTATTTGCAAATCAGCCTTGTGGCATTGTCTGGACAAACCTTGCCATTTGACATTAATGACAGTTTGAGTTTGCAGGTTAAGGATAGTTCAGCAACTTATGTCAATTTATTTGGTGGCGACATAACTGATATTACAGTTGAGGTTGCACAAACTGGACAGATTGCCACAGTCATCTCTTACACAATCCTTGCAATGGGTGCGCTGGTCAAATTAGCAAAAGAGATTTACAACGACACACTTTCACAAGATGAGGATGGCGACCAAATTCAAGTTTTGTTAGAAAGTGTTTTGCTTGCAAGTTGGAATGATGTGCCAGCAGCTACAACATGGGCAACCTATGATGCAACAGAAACATGGGCGCAAGCCGGTGATCAAGGGCTTGGCACGATTGATACTCCGGGTTTATACACGATGGAAGCAAGAGCAGCTGATCCTGAC